GAAGGGAATTGTTTATCTTCAAAATGGAGATAGTCTGTTGGTTTTTTCTTGGACATAAATTTCATTTCAAAATGTTTTACGTTTCGATTCTTATAATTCGAAATTGCAGAATTAAGACTAGAAGTAAATTTATCACTTGCTCCTCTAGGTAATCTACTATGCACTTCTGTTTTATCCCACCATGGTGGAATAGGAGTTTCATCCCTTTCTTCATTATATTCAAATGATTGAAATACTAAATGTTCAAATTCTTCTTCCGTATATTCATATTTTCTAATTAGATCTCTCACAGACCGATTAGAATACGATTTTATATCTGTTATTTTATCAGCTCCATAATGCTGATATACTATGGCGACTGTAGCATTATAATACCATCTATACTGTTCAAACATCATCTGAAGTTTCTTTTCCTCCTCCTGATTCGGAAATAGTCGTAATTTCAGTGTTTTCAGAGGAACCGGAGGAACCGGAGGTGGCTTCCAGTATTTTGTTTTTAATTGAGTGACTTCTGAGTCCATAGAGTCTGGAAGAGAAAACTGTGATGATTGAAAGAATGTCATTAACGAGTTCTTTTTCTGGGGATGTTTCTTCTTTATCGAGAACCAAGATTTTCCCATTGGTGCTTTCAATGATTCTGAGGACAAGCTCAAAACCGAATCTACACAGTCTATCTTTGTGGGTAACCACAACTTCTCCGATATCTCCTTTGATTGCGGAGTCCAAAATGGTGTTAAAACCTTTTCTTTTAAAATTAAGGCCTGATCCAATATCTTTAACGATTTCGTAGTCAGGATATTTACATCTAAAATACTCAACTTGTCTTTCCAAATCTTCTTTTTGAGAGGAAGTTGAGACTCTGCAATAACAGATATTTCTTTTGTTGTTTTTTTGTTGTTGTCTTTACTTAGCTGACATAGCGATGACATCTGACATGAGATATCTACGGTGGTTTCCTTTTGTTCTAATGCATTTAAGGATTCCTTGATTATTCCAATTTTCGAGTGATCTAGTAGTAACTTGAAGTATTTTTGACACTTCTTCTGGTCTAAGATATTTTTCTTCATTGTGTATCATATTTTATTTTAGAAGTCATTCTTTTAGATCATTTCTTATTTTTATAGATTTAAAAGCAACAGTTGATTTCCCAATCCGAACATTTTTAGTTTCCATTATGTCATTTATTTTAGTAATAGTTTTTTCTAACAATCCTATTGTCATTTTCTTTTTATAATATTTTTTATACTTTTTAACCAAATTTATTTTTAAAACATTATAATATTATTTTTTTATGTTATTTAACATAAAAAAATGAAAAGCGGAACTTTCTCAGAGAACGGGGAATCCAAGAGCTCCTCCACTCACCCGAATAATGTTGTTATTAATAGCAGTTACAATAAACTCGTAAGTTTGTTTCACCGAAGCACCAGTTCCTGCACCTGCAGTTCCATTAGCTGCGTTTATAGCGTTTATACTGCATTCGGGAACAATCGATACATTAGTTAACTTTCCATAATTTGTAGATCCCATCGGATCTAGAGACATGAAGTCTAGAGAATACGAATACATGTGATATCCTGTATTCACAGGGATAGTTGGTGCATGGAACCACGGATTAACTAACGAGAAGTAATCAGAACCCATAGCTCCAAGACGGTTAGTATTTTCATAGATAAGAGATGTTTGTGAAATAGGATCCCCAGTAGTTTTTGGAGTAAAGTCTAAAGATGAACCACCTGCTCCAGCTATTTTTACATAAGGAGAATTTGTAGTATAATTAGACCACTCTGATAACCATGTAGAATTTCTAACAGAAAAGAATAAAACTTTAATAGCATGAGAGAATCTAATATCAAACGATTGTTGCGGATTGCTAGCCGGAGTGTATGATTGTCGTGGAGCTGTTTGTACTTGCTCCACTAAAATATCACGAGGAGCGCATGCCATACGCTTACGTTCATCATTAGAAACAATAGCGTAATTAGCCCAAACTTGTGTGTTACCCAAAATAGGTGCACCTTTTTCCAAGTGCACAGTCGGGTCGATCGTCATACGTTGTTCCCCCTGAAAATTATCATTATCAGCTGCTCTTTCCATAATTAGCAATTGATTCCATTCACGGAAGTGAAAATTAATGCGCATTTCGTTATATGGAAGAGCTGCAGTAGGCAAAGCAACCCCACTATCACGACTGTAGAAGAATGGAAGAGGTAAGTTCAGAGTTTTTAATGCAAGAGGTCCAGTCGCTATTGATGTAGGCGCATTCAAATCAGAAACACTACCTATCATATTAAGATATCCAGTGCGCTTGCTTGCCGGAACAGTGAAAGCAGCCCAAAAGTCGAGATGATAGTTATCAAATCTAGCTGCAATTAAATCGTTAAAAGTGATGCAGCATTCGCGAATAAGATTATGCATCAAGTTATTTGTCCAGCGAATCCTAATATTAGTATCAGTATTGAATGTAGATTTAATAGCAACTTCAGGAAAAGTTACACGAAGCCAAGTGTGGAGCATATAATCACCAGCTCGAGAAATAGCAACAGACCATTCTTGTCCAAAAGCCGGAGAACCGGCAGCACGCGATAGAACAACAGGTACTTGAGTAAACCAAGTGGCTTTTCTTGTTTCACGGACAAAATAAGCAGTTGCATCGTGACCTCCGTAGAGGTACTTCTCGATCTCATCAAAAGTAGCAAGATCAATAAAGCCAGATGTTACATTTGACGTTGTGATCGATGACATTTTTATATTAACACAAGATATTTTTTTTTTACAAAAATTTATAGACTTTAAATATTAAATAAAATGTCAAATGCGAGTTTAAATGAAACTTCTGAAAGAGTAAAGTCAATGACTGAACTAGATATTTTAAGTATAGATGCTAACATACGTACTAAATTTGAGGAAGAGTTCTCAAAACTACCAGAACATCTTGAGAAGTTACAAGAATTAGAGGACTCGTTGAAAAATGAAAATCTTCGTCGCCGTATACTAATTAGTGTTGAAAAAGCAAGAGATGAGTTACGAAATTATATAAACGATTTAAAAATACATAAAAATCATCATTTTTATATTATGGAAACTATAGTTTTTATAGAAAAATATAAAGAAATATTAAAAACACCTATTAAAGTAAGTTTTATGGGAAAACTACTTAAAAATAATAAAGAAAAACGAGAAATAATAGATAATTACTTAAATGCTGCTTCTAAATACGTTGATATTGATTTTGAAAAGAATACACCACAAAAAATTATTTGCCAGAATTGCTTTAATAAAAAAGATTTTGACATTATAGATGGAAATACTTACATATGCACTAAGTGTTACGCACGACAAATCGTAATGAAACATAATTCTTCATATACTGATATTGACAGAGTTAATATTTCAAGTAAATATACATACGATAGGAAAATTCATTTTCGTGATTGTATTAATCAATACCAAGGAAAACAAAACAGTACTATTCATCAAAAAATATATGATGATCTTGAAGTTCAATTTGAACTACACTATTTACTAAATGGAGATAAAAATACTCCTAAAAAAGAAAGATTTCGTAATGTAACAAAGAATCATGTTCTTATTTTTCTCAAAGAGCTTGGTTACTCTAAACATTACGAGAATGTTCATTTGATCCATTATAATTTTACTGATATTAAACCTGATGATATTTCACATTTGGAAGAACAACTACTTGATGATTTTGATGTTCTCACTGATATATACGATAAAAGATTTAAAAATATTAACAGGAAAAATTTTATTAATACTCAATATGTATTGTTTCAATTACTTAGCAGACATCGTCATTCATGTAAAAAAGAAGAATTTATAATACTCAAGACTATCGACAGAAAATTCTTTCATGACGAAATATGCAAAGAGTTGTTTGAGGAGCTAGGATGGAACCACAGTCCATTTTATTGAAAATGAGTTAAGAAATTTGATTCTATATAAATAAAATGTCATCAAACATTCGATTTCATGTTCATGATCAAGAATATTTTGAAGAAACTATATTAGATCAGGTAATAGACATTGACAGATCATCAGATGCATTATTTGCTATAATGAATATGATAGTTATTTTAGAACCAATTTTTAATATATTAGATCCAATTCAAATCGCTATACAAAATAGTGAAAATGATCAAAATCTTGTTAGACAAAATGAAATAACACTTAATCTTAGTTCTCAACCTTACAATAGCACAGATAAAAAATATGATATGTGTTCTATATGTACAGACTTGTATGAGCAGTCAGAAAATGTTTCAGTTTTAGATTGTGGTCATATTTATCATCCAAAATGCATTAAAGAGTGGGGTAAATACAAACAAGCATGTCCATTATGTAATAAAGAAATTTTAATAGATTAATAATTTAATTTTTAATTGAGAACGCAAGAATTAACTTTATATACTATAAATAAATGTTATCAAAAATTAAAGATAAATGGAAGTCTCATGGTTTTGAAATAATACTTGGATTTTCATTATCATTTCTCATACTTTTTGGATTATATAGAAAGATTACAGGTAAAAAAGGAACATGGTCAAAACAACGACAATATTATTCTCCTATATCACAAAATAAAAGTTATCGCGCACCTCCACGTGAAAGCAAAGGAGAAGCAGAATGTAGACGTGTTTTGCAATTCTTGTTTAAGAGAAATTTTAACAAAGATCGTCCAAATTTTTTACGAAATCCCGTAACAGGAGGAGACTATAATTTAGAACTTGATTGTTTTGATCCAGAACTTAAGATTGCCGTAGAATACAATGGTATTCAGCATTATGAGTATATACAATTTTTTCATAAAAATAAAGAAGCTTTTTTAAATCAAAAGTATAGAGACGATATGAAAAGAAGAATATGTAGAGAAAATGGAATAGTTTTAATTGAAGTACCACACACTATAAAATTAGAAGATATCAAAGGATTCATAGAAAAAGAGTTGACACGAAATGGAATTCAATTTTAGAACAAAAAAATACAATATATAAATGAACGATGATGTAATCATACCATATTGTATTTGGCATTATATTGACATAGAAACACAAACTTTTTTAGGATATATCGGTGGGCCTAAAAAATCCATGAAAAACGGTATTATTGAATTTGATTGTATACCAGATGAAAAAAAAGATAGTAAATGGTTTTTAGCTGATTCTTTTTATGCTGTTTCACCAAATTTTAGACCAATACCTGTTGGTATGAAAATTTTTTGTGCAAAAAAAAGTATTGATTTTCCGTACAATACAACTGATTTATATTTAATGTATGATCCTTATAATATTAAAAATGATTGTATATATTTTACTACGTACATTCAACCAGTTCCAAATACAAAACCTCTTTATTTTCACAAAATAGGAAATAATATATTTCCTAGTTTTAACTCAACACCCCCATCAACATCTGATAAATGGACTCAAACTTTTATCTCACCTATTTTTGTAATGATAAACAAAGATATAAAATTTAAGTGCGTAAATGGTAAATGTTTGCCGTGGATAAATGAAATTCCAGATTTGTATGATTCTAATCCGCATAAAGATTTATTAAGTCTTCAAAATTGTGTCGTATATTGCAATGAGCTTGTTGTTTCAAAAAATAATGGTCGTCCATTTAACATATTACAAATAGCAAGTAGTAAACATCCGGTTAAAACAAATAAAAAGAAAATAATATATATTGTAATAGTATTTTTGTTAATAATTGCTTTATTTTGTTTTTTACTAAAGTGGCAGAGAAAAAGTAAAAATAGATATTTGAGAATTTAATGAAACATTAAATCAACCCTTACCACGTTGCTTTCGCTTTGCAAATCTCGGAAGATGATCATTTTTAAGTAATGAAGGTGGAAGCCCTTTCTTACCTGTAGGCTTTTCAACTGTATTCTTATCATCACTTGATTCCGAATCTGATTCATCTTCTGTATCTTCATCGCTTTCTGAATCAGAATATTCATTGTCAGTAAGGTCTTCTTCATCTAAATCTTCATCACTAATATAGTCTTCTATTTGACCATATCCAAGCAAATCAAAAACTTTACAAATCATTCTTTCGTTGCTGCGCTCATTATCACGAGTATCTTTCTTTTTGAAATTAAAATTAATCTTTTGCAATTTTCCATCAAATTTTCGATGGAAAGCGTACGAATTAAGTTCAAGTTTAGTCATTTGTTTAGCTGTAGCTGCACTTACATAGTGATCTAGATCTAGATCAAATGTACTAAGGTCATCAAGAATAAACCAATCTATCTTCTCAAGTTGCTCTTGGAGATGCTTTAACGCTTCCTCATTTCCCTCACGTCGTATAAAATAATACCAGCTTTCAAATTCCTTTCCATTTGTTTCCATAAAAGCTGCGTAATCCCCAGTCATAATATGGCTAGGTTCTGGTCTAAGTTTAATAGAATCACTTTTTTTATCTTGGCTTACATCAGTGTTTTCTGATGACATTTTTTAGAATGATTAGGTGCTTTTAAGTTGATTTTAAAAGTCTCCAAATGTTTATAAAATAAAAATTTTATATCAAATTAGCGATTCTTGATATCATATATTGATAAAATTCGTCTTAACATACTGACATTGCCGGATAGACCATGTAGATCTAATATTTTAATTAATAAACAAGTTTTTTTATAATCAGAACGTGTTTTTGTCTTATGAACTAAAAATAAGAATTTTAATTTTATGAAAATCTTGAGGATCCGAAAAAACTTAGAAAAAGTCGCAACGCACAAATACAGATTGGAATGGAAACAAACAACATACTTCGGTACATCCTCAAGTCGTCATTTCACTAATATCTTGCAAAAGAAGAAAGAAAAAATTATAGTTTACGAATCGAACTCTTTACTGTAAATTATTTCTTGTACCCTTGACATGAGCTGAAAAGAGTGTATTCTATTTTACAAGTCACATAATAATATTTAGATTTTTTTATAATCTATATTAATAAATGGAAAATGATTATATGTGTATTGAAAAGTTTTTTGATGATATTATTCCGAATAATTTAGGTCAAAAAGCTATTTTTAGAAAAAATGCTTTATGGACAAAAGGTCGTGATATAACAATTGGATTTAATGAAAATGGTAGTAAATTAATTGAAAGACCAGTTTATTATGGTTATGACAGGGACCCAATGCAAGATATAATTCAATCAAAATACTGTAAATTAAGCCCTGCTGAAATAGTAAAAAAGGTTATTATTGAAAGGTTTCAACCTTTAGTAAACTTAAATTTTAACTTTGTAAGCTCTGATAAGTATAATGAAGCAGATATTAGAATTTCATTTAACAAAGATGATCCTGAGCGTACATACTCAACAATTGGTAGAGACGCTTTAAGATATGATAAATCGTTACCTACAATGAATTTTCAGTGGCTTGATATTGGTACTATTATTCATGAATTTGGGCATGCTATTGGTATGGGTCATGAGCATCAAAGTCCTAATTCTGATATAAAATGGAACAAACAAAAAGTATATGAATACTACCCACATATGTCTAAAAGTCAAGTAGATGAAAACATTATTAATAAAGTTTATGCAGATAATTATAATTCATCAGACTTTGATCCTCTGTCTGTAATGCTTTATTTTTATCCACCAGAGGTAACATTAAATAATATAGGAAGTAAACGAAATGAGCGTTTATCTGGATATGACGTTCAGTGGATCTTTGACACATATGGTAAAGAAAAAAAGGATCCTATATCACCAGAAGATTTTTATTTTAAAACATATGGAATAACATTGGCTGCTTCAAAGGCAGAAAGTGATAGGTTAGCAGGTCGAAATTTTGAAGAAAGTGATGGTCTTTCTTGGTGGAAAATACTTCTTATTATAATCGCGGTTATTGCGGTTATTGCGATTATTGCAATTATAATTATAAATTTTTATAAAAAGAATCATGATTATCAACGAGTAAAGAAATACGTACCTCTTAATCGTAGAGATAGTCCTATTCTTAGAAATAGAGGTATTATGGGTATAAAAGGAGACTAAAAAATTATTTCTATACTTATTTTTGATGATCTAATCTCTTGTAAAAAGAAAAATTACTTTAATTTAGCACAATTGATATCTCCTCAATTTGAGTAAGAACGCGATTTTTAAAAAATTGGTCGATTATAAATCATAATCAGTCTGAATGATTATGATTAAATATGTCGAAAAATCACTTACTATAACTTAATCTACTTCATCTTCTACTTCATCTTCTACTTCATCTTCTACTTCATCTTCTACTTCATCTTCTACTTCGTGTTCACAAGTTTCTCCAGATATTTCACAATCTTTTTGGTAAGGATTACAAATACCGCTTGATATAGCTCTAACAAAATCTATATCAATAGGTATTA